TAGATGCTATACCAGTAAGAGCAAAAAAGTCACCTGCAGAATCTCCGGCGCTTGGATTTTTTAAAAGACCTATTTGTCTAAAGTCTTGAGATAAAATAAAATCATCATCAATATCTAAAATTTTGCTTCTAAACATTAAAGCATTTGCTTTTAAATCTTTCCTTGCATCTCTGCCAAATCCTGGCGTTGGCCCGATGATAGGTCTTGCTTGAGCGCTGTCACCGCCAGATCCATCTGGAGAAATTGTAACAGCAGCGAAATCATAGCTATCTAAATAGCTTAATGTATTTCCAGAAGTAGGATTAGTATTAATAGCAGTAATTGTTCCGGCATTTGAATCTATAACTGCAGTTACAAAATTTGTAGCAGAATCACCGAACGATAACGTTCCATTCCCACGAATAACGACATTTGGCAAAGCTCCAGTAGTTCCATATCCATTGCCACCGTTTGTCATTACGAATGAAGTAATTCTACCTGGCTTAGCATTTTGTTGAATTTCCCACTGCTTAATTTCAATTCCTGTTGAGTTTGAATCTGGAGCTGTTTCTTGAATATGAACAGGCATATACTGAGATGACAAAAAGAAATTAGCTTTTAGAGCACTAACAGTATAAAGAAACTTCCATACATAACCATCTGATGTCGAGAACGGATCAACGTTTTCGTTTCCACTTGGTTTCACAAGAGATGGTTGCACAACTCCTTGTTTATTTCTGCCAGTCCGTAAACAAATATATACTCCGTAATTATCTGTTAAAACATAATACCTAGTTCCAACACTTAAACTACCTTGTCTTCTATCATCCCATTGAGGGTAAACTGTTCCGTATGCCCAATCTTGTCTTGGTACAACGAAACTAGCAGCTTCTACTTTTTTTACGGATTGCAACCGTTCTTTAAAATCTATTATATCAAATTTGGCATTAATCGGAGTAGTAGCTGCATCATTACTATCCCAAATTTCAGATCTTCCAACACCAATATAATATTCTGTGCCTGAGGTATTATAATCGCCCAGTAAAGCGCTTAAGATGTTAAATTTTAAATCATCAGTGACGATAGCTGTCATATTTCTTTCCTAACTTAATATGTACTCAAATTGTAATAGTAAAAATATTAATATTTGTTAACTATATTTATATACTTTTTTTAACTTATCCTACAATATCAGAATCATATAGCGGATAAAGTTGAGTCATATCTGAATCAGCTTCAAAGAACGCTGCGCCTTGTTCTGCATATGCAAGAGATGTAGTAATAATAGATGGATACGGCTTTGTCATATACGATGGATTATCTCCAGTGCCTACATAGAAGGATGGATATGTGCCATGATAACCATAAGAATCGATACCATTTCCAAGAGAAAGCGTTGGGTTGCTATCACTTCGAATAAACGATGCGCTATCTGCTGTAGTATTCCAAATTTCTCTTGTTTGTGCTGCCCAAGCATAAGTAGTAGGATACGCAGCCTCGAGCTCAGTGATAGTTCTATTAAGATATATATTATTTCTTAATGGTTGTGTATGTAATCTAAGATTATAAACATTTCCATTAAAAGTTTCTGATGTAAGTGAAGTAATATCTAATTCTTGGAAAGTCTGAGCTGTTAGTCTTGAACCAAGTGAATCATAAAAATAATTTTCAGATATTGAAGCTTCACCATGAACAGCGAATGGTTGTATATCAAATATTTTAGCAGTTACACCAGAAATAATTGAATTGGTTGCTGGCTCTTGTATTACTATTTCAGCGCCTAAGAAAAATCCGGCTGGATGTACAAACTTTTTATATAATTCTTCCCAACTAGGCATACCAACATCTGTTCTAATTAGATGAGATAGCAATTGATAAATTTTTCCATCTTGTAATACTTTTTGAGCATCAACTCCAATTGGAGAAGAGGAATCATTAAGATAAAATAAATCGTTTTTAGGATAATGAACAACTGCATCTGTAGCAAAAAAAGCTCTAAAGAAACCTTCAGCCGAATATTTAGATCCTTTTACTCTATAAAACTTTGCAAAATTACGAATAATTTCTCTTGGTACTTTTGGAAACTTTAAAACACCAGTTGATAATGCAAATTCATTTAACATTAAATCTAACTGTTCTAAAGAATTATCTTCAACATCTCTACACGTATAAACATCTTTTACTAAAGATCCAAAACTTTTAGCATCTAAAAATTCGTAGTAGTATTCTAAAAATAATATGATACTTGGATATTCATCAACAAAATATTGAGGCAGAACTTCTTTAACTGAGCTCTTATGCATCTCTATCGGTAATCGATTAAAATCTCTTAATGTATGCTCTAAACCTTTTACCATTCTCTTAGTAACCTAACACTATATTAGTATCTTGATAATCGATATTAACACCAACTGTTAGATTATTTTCAGATACACTTAATACGTAATTTCTAAGAGGTTTAATTACTGTTTGATCTTGAGGAATAGCTTTAATTTTGACAGAACCTGATCCATCTATAATGGCTCTTGGTGCAAATCCGTTTAACTGGACTAAACCGCTTTGCGGAAAATATGTTCCTAAAGTATCTACTATTACCGAACTATTTGCATCAACAATTTGAAGTACAGTAGTACCTAGTTGATTTCTTATTCTCGCAATAATGTTATTATCACCATACGTAAATGTGCTTGATTCAATACTATATCTATCCTCAGATGGATTTTCCAGTCGCACCGGAAAATATAATTTATACGAATCTTCTAAATTGAGTGTTGGCTGAAAGCTTATTTGAAGTTTAACATTCATACTAGAAGAAAGAACAGATGGGTCATAAGCATCGATCTTTGTTAACAATGATGATCTTCTAAAAGTTTTACCAAATCCAGCTAATAGTGTATCAAAATGTGTTTTAATAAGATTTTTTGTTCTAGCTTCGATATTACCTGACTTTAATCCAGTAAGATTAGGGTCCCATTGAATATTTGCATCGATTAAAAAATCAAGAGAAACTGGCTCTACAAATTTTGTACTTATAGCCATAATGGCAAGATTGTTGGTGTATATATTAACTATATTCGACTTTATATTTATTTTTTCTTCTTCAGTTACACCAGATCCATAATCTAAGCTGATATATACACAACCATAATCAACTGGAATATTATCTTGACTTCCCCAGGCTGCAACTGATTGAATAGCTGGGAAATTAGCTTTAATCATTGATTCGTAATCTAAAGCAGTAACAAGTCTTTGTTGTGTACTAAAAGCAACAGGTGCCAACTGCTTTATAGTGTCAATAGATTGTAAATTAGATCCACTAATTGATTTTGAAAGTGGTATTACATTTACTGGATAGCTTGTGCCTAATATAGATATTTGATTATTTGCGGTAAATGCAATTCCTCCATTACCAGCTTCGCCTGCTGTACTTAAATAGCTCACAACAATCTTATTACCAGCTGTCGGTGATTTGCCAAAAGTTACTCCATCGCCAAAATTAATTTCATAAAAACCATTTGGCGTTTCTCTTATCGTATAATACGTTGAAGTAGAATCGACTGTAACAGCTCTATCTAATTCAGTATAAGTTTCATAAGATGCAGATGTTGTAGAATTATATACTGTTACACTAGCGGTTTTAACGTCGATATTTTTATCTGGAATAACATATACTTGTCTATCTGTAGTTGCTCCTACTATAAATGTCTTATTAGTAACTTTACCTTCATAGGCAATAATTTCAGACGCACCAGTAGATGAATTAAAAGTATAAACTCCGTTAGATTCTACACCAGTGTATCTTTGTCTAGTATGAAATTCATACGAATTCCCATCAATAGTAGTACTAAATGTAAATCCAGGTGGAAGAAGAATAGATGTAGGACGGTTAGCTACTAATCCAGTATTAACCGTAGCTTTTAAAGCTACTCTTGAAGATGTTTTAGAAGCAATATCTAGACCTAGCATTTCAGCATGAGATACTACAGAAGGTCTTAATTGAGCAGTATTTAAAAATGATTCGTTTAACGCAAAATTAGCAATAAGACCGTTATAATGCGTGTTATATGCTAACACATCTAGTATGTTACTTAAACCAGAAGCTTCAAAGTCATAGTCAGTAAACTCTGATTTTTCTTTAAAAAATGTCTTAAGAGCACTTTTTATATTTTCAAAATCAAGTTGGGTTGATGTAATATTTGTTGCCATTTATCTTAACCTTGCTACTGAAGTTTCTATAACTTCTATTGTTCCTGTAGATAATACTAAAAACTCTATTCTACAAAAAATGTTATTTAAATCGGGTCGAATCGTAGATTGAACATTTAATATTTTTGCTCTCGGTTCCCAGTTTTTTACTGCCATTGCGACTTCTTGGTTAATATCATCTTCTAACAAATCATCAGCTAATTCAAAAAGCAATCCAGTCAGATCAGCACCAAAAGAGTGCTGAAAAGGTTTTTCAAATTTGTTAGTCATTAATAAATTTTTTACAGCCTGTTTAACTGCAGCTGCTTCTGTTTTTTTAAAAATATCACCATTAGTTTTTAAGTTAAACAATAGATTAATGTCTTTACTCTCTCGAATACCAGAAGTGATAATACCTGCAGTTGAAAGATTTCCATCTTCTGTTGAGAATGCTCTTGTTACCATTTTATTCTATCTTCTATTGTTTATTCTATTTATACATTTATTTGTTAATTATTTGTTATTTTAAACTCCAATTAAGGCTTCCTCGGCCTTGCGATGCCGGCACTATAGAATCCTCTAGCCCCACTCTAATAGCCATATACATTGGTCGATCAGCTGAAATTGCTCTGCTTACATAAACTCTATATTTAATAGGACCATGGAAGTCACGTTCATTATATCCGACTTGTTTAAAGAATTCCTTTTCGCCTTCAACATCATGGAATATTAGAGTACTTCCTGGAGCATGTTTTCCAGCTTTTGCTGCTGCAGTTAATTCGTCAATGCTTCCATATGTGCCATTCGGTAGTTTTGTTTTTGTCCCGGCTTTCTTCGGTTCTGGTTCCTTAACAACTTTTGGAGTTTCTTTTTCTTTAACTATTTCAGCTTTTGTTTCAGCTGTTTTATATATTTCGTTTGATCGAGGAGCTGGAATCGATCCGCCTTCTTCATCTCTCATTGTAAATAGACTTGCATCTTTATAAATGTTAAAATCTCCTCCCCAACCCAATCCAAAAGATCTAGCAATTTCTGCAATGGCGTCTGGAAAATCATGAACAAGAGTAGTACCCTTTAAATTCTGAGAAGCATTAATGTTTATACCTAAACCAGACGCATTAGAAGTCCATAAATCCTCTCCTTTGTATTCATCAGGAAGATTTGAATATCTCTGCGTAGTTGTAGAATATCCTTCTAATGTTTTAATTGTATAATTATATTCTGGCCCTTCAAGTTTGTTAATAAATCCTTGAAGATTATCCCATACTACAGCTGATACCATGGCATAAAACCCGCTTTTAGTTTTAATTTTCTTTAACCCTTCCTCAGTAATAGCTGGAGCTGTTATATCTTCTAATTCAATTGCTCCTGTTTCACTTAAAGTTATTTCAATTAAATCTTTAGCTGATTGCAACTCATCATTAAAAATAGTTTCTAGCTCTTGTTTAAATGTAATTTTATAATTCTGTGGTATTTCTGGCATAGTAACTATAATTGAACAATATAATATTTTTTCTCCATTTGATAATTCATCTACTTCATATGTATCGTAAGATAATATTAATTTATCAAATTCTGCATTGTCTTTTAAATAACTAGCTAAGTCAAAAGTTACATCAGGAGACAGCTCACCAGTTCTACCATTTCTAACTTCAAATGCAACTACCCTACCAGTACTTGATAATTTTGTAATAGAGTCTTCTGGGGCGGATTTGTCACTTGGCCCTAATT